CCCTTGATTCCGCCGATTGGCTGTCCATGGTTTGACAGGCTCGGATCAACGATAAACGCCCTCAAGAACATGTTGAGGGCGTCAATAACTAGCACACGCTTCATGTAGTACCTCCACCCCATAATATAACAGGGTGGAGGCTCGCTGTCAAGAGGCTTTGTCTACTTCGTAAAAATCAGATGCCTCACCTTCGCGCTTGTCGAACTTCTGAACGACCACTTCATCCATGAAATCCATAACGTGCTGTCGGAACTCGTCATCGTTCTCCAAAGTGTGCTCCCACTTGCTTGGCTGGAACTTCTTGGAGTAGCCGTTGTGTTCGAGAGTATACCATGAACCAGCGACAGTCATAAAGTTCTTTAATGCTTCAAACCACGAAGCTTCGTCCTGCACACCAATGTTCTCAGTTCCCCAAAGAATACGGAATGTGCAAGTTCTACCCTGTGTTCCAAAGCGAGACTTTTCTAGCTTCACTTTGACCTCGGATCCAATACGGAATCCATTATCATCCTCGATGTATGCAGCCTTGCTCTTACGACCTGTAAGCCAGATACGAAGAGAGTAAGAGTAATGCATCGCCTTACCACCGGGGGTGATGTAAGGAGTTGTCATTGCAATCTGACGAGCCATTGGCCCCTGTGGAATGTTGGTCTTCAACTGGTTGAGGACAAGGAATGTTGCACGCTTGTCTGCAAGAGGCACAATCAACTTTGACATACCCTTTGCAAGAATACGAGCCTTTGTTGCAACTGAAGATTGTGGATTGAAATCGCCTTCGACATCTGAGATAGATGGTGTGAATGCGAGAGAGTCCCAGATAAAGAGCACCTTATCATCGGTTGCCCCAAGAACATCCTCTATTGTCTCAAGCACAAACTCTACAGACTGTGCCTGAATATACATCATATCCTCTAGATCGCAACCTGCACGGACAAGAAAGTCTGGGTCAATTGCAGACTCTGAATCAAAGTAGATTACGTTGATTCCCATCTTCTGTGCGTTTGCAGCAATCTGTGCTGCGAGGAAGGACTTGCCTGTTGCCTCAAGTCCTGCAAGTTCTGTTACCTTACCAACTGGGATACCTGCATACTTGCCCTTGCAGATAATAGAATCAAGCCAGCGAGATCCTGTTGGGATCCACTCCTTGACCTCTGTTGGGTTATCTTCTCTTAGGTCGTGAGCGACATCACGCCCAGCCTTCTTGTTAATCATTGCTCTAAGGTCAGCCATAGATACACGACCAGCCTTAGCCTTTGCTTTAGCCATATTGTTCTCCTTTTTATTTAATTTTTCTTTTCTTTATTTTTCTTTAATTTTGAGCCGAAGCTCAAGAGTAATTATACCTCAGAGAGACAAACAGCGTATACAAAAACCCCCACCTTTTTAGGGGTGGGGGTCAGGAGAAACAAAACTATGGATTACTTAGCAGCAGCCTGCGAGACAGGACGCCATGCGCCAGAGTCAATAACTTCCTCGATGATGTTGAAGCACTCATCCCAGATGTGTGTCCAGCAGCCAAATTCAGCACGTCGTGAGTTGAAACGAGTGGTGAAGTTGTCCTCGAATGCATTGTTAAGCATCGTGAGGACATCATATGCAGCCTCATCCCAGATAGCCTTCACATCATAAATGGTCATGCCCTGCTGGAAGAGAACTTCACCAGTCTTACGGTTGGTCTTGAGAACGTTCCTCAAGAGACCGTACATGATTGGCTGGATGTACTCAGGCATTAGACCAATCTCAACAGTGGTAGCGTTGAAAAGCATCTGTGATAGCTGCTTACGCTTTGCTACTTCCTTCTTGAGAGCGGACTTGTTGGATGAGCGGAGAATCGCCAAGTCATCAATAGACTGTGGATCCTGAGCGTTCTTGGCGTATCCAGTACGAAGTGTCATCTGGATGTAATCGTGAAGCTCAAGAATGGTATCAGCAAGCGGGTAAATGCGCTTGAAGTCTGACACCTTCTCAGCATCCTCGAAGATCTCAGCAGCCCTATCTCCCTTGCGTAGCATACCATACATTGTGTCACCAAGATCTAGCTTGTCGCTTCGTAAGGCAGGAGCAGCAGTGTAGAGAAGGGCAGCTACGCGACCCATGTTACACTCCTTGAGAATAAGGTCTCCGTTGGAGTTGCGCTCGTTCTCACGCCAGCCGATGTTAGCTACGTGCTGAGGTGTTAGTGAGGCTCTGAGGTCCTCAAATGAGCCGCGCTGGTTGATTACGCTGTGCGCCTTCTGGGTGGAGCGGGTGTTCCACGTTTCGGCAGCACCACGAATCTCGACCTCGTTTGGGAAGAACGAGCGCTCAACAAACATAATCTGGAACATCTGGTCCTTAGAGTTTGGTGCTCCCTGCTGCACTGCTTCTCGGCTGTGCTGACCGTCGTAGTGGCCACAGCCCTCATCGTCACATGAGAAGGAAACAGTTCCTGCCACCTTGTTGAAGAAAAGGCTTCCATCGTCTACAACGATGCACATGCCTCCGTTTCGGACTGCAAAGCCGGGATTATTCTCCAGAGTGTATCGAATCGCCTTTACAAGCTTTGACTCTGGGTTGACTGCTCGGGGGTTAGTTCCGTTAGGGATATCGAAAAGTTCGCTATCCTCTGATACAGCGACATAGGCGTTGCCAGCCTTCACCTTAGTACCATCGATAGGGATGGTGTAGCGGCTGAAAGGCTGGTCGTCATCAGCACCCATGTATAGCTTTAATGTATGTGTCTTGTTCATAATATACCTCCTGTTATTTGATATTAATTGAACAAATCCCCTCTGTGTTCTCAATAACACGGGATTCTCACAATTCTCCTTGAAGGAGAGGCGATGTTCTTTTCAGTCCTCAATCGCTTCGGACATTCATAATGTAACACGGTAGGTTACGTTTGTAAACAAAAAAGTTTAAAAAAGTTGGCAGACTTTGACCGGTCTGCCAGCGGCTGAGGCTTACTAGCCTGCCATAAGGTCGTCAAAAGCCTTATCTACGCTGGACTTCTGGTTGTTGCTGTACTGTGTAGTCTCGCGGGAACGAGACTCAGCAGAGCCGTCACCTGAAAGCATAGAGTCAAGGATTGCTCCCACCTCTGCGGAGGTGTGACGGGTGAACAGGCCATCAATATCGGGCATGTTCTGGAGCAGACCGGGGATTGCATCCTTGTCCTCAAGAAGAGTGCTCGTGTTACGACGCATCTTCATGTTGGTCTGGGGGTATGCACCCGGACGAGTCGGCTTGGTGTAGGTGATGGTAATATCAGTACCACCTGTGGGATCAGTGATGTCACCGTACTCTGGGTCGAGAATGTAACCAAGAAGAAGCTCATAAGCAGTCTTGCCGTAGCCATAGATCTTGACTCCCTCGGACTCCAGACCACGCACAACTACAGGCGAGAAGTAACGAGTGCGAACAAAGAGAGACTTTGCAAGCTTCTTGGTCTCCTCATCATTGTTGTCGGTGCCGTCGCGCCAAAGGTTGGAAGCGAAGTCACAAATCGGACAAGCCTCATTAAAGTTGCGCTTTGGGCACATGACGCCACCTCGGTGTCCTTCGATGTTGTAATGGAAGAAAATCTCCTTGAGAGGATCTCCATCGGCAGACGGGACAATGCGAATATCAGTATCGCCCTCGTCTGGCTTGAACCAGACACTGGTCTGGTCGCTCCTTCCTTCTCCACGAAGTGCGGCGAGCTTCTTCCGCATTAGTTCCATGTTAATTCCCATAGTGTTCTCCTTGTGTTGGGCTATAGTATGATGAGCGTTCCTCACCATCTGAATGTAACACGCTCTCCAAGTCTTGTCAAGCGTATTTATTTGGGGTATGTCTGAGAGCTTCCCCTTGCTCAAGTTATAAAGTAACGTGATCAGCCTGTGCTGTCAAGTGAAAAACCTTGAATAAAATTTGTGTGAGCCACGCAGAACCCAAAATCACTTTCGTAGGGCGACTCATAGATACCATAAGTCACATTCTTGAATGCATTTCGTGGTTTGTTTTTTAGGCTCTCGACCACTCGGGAATGGAGTTTTCCATCCGTTTCCAAGCGGCTACTCGCTATACATAAATAGTACGCTACGTCGCGATCTTCCTCTAAATTGTAGTACCAATTTTCACTTAATTTGTCTACCGAAACCATACCTACAGAGCGGATTCTCTGCACTTCTGAAGGCTTCGTCAAGTTGCCTACAAGTGGGGTTGTGTGATCGAATACATTGAGGTAATGAACAGCGTAGTAGATACTCTTGTTGATAGCCTCAAAATATTTTTTTATTGGAATCTCGCCTATTGTCTTCTCGATTGCTGGATTGGAAAAGATAGTGAAACTGTTGAACAATCCAGAGCGGGCATACTCCTGTAGAATACCGAAAATTGCTCTCTCTTGCAGTCGCAACTCTCCAATCAATAGGTCTACATCTGGTCTGATGTAGAAAATGTCTATCTTTTTGTCTCTTATCTGCTGTAGAATGGCCAAAGTG